ATGAAAGAAAGGCGCAGCGATGCGCCTTTTTTGTTACTTTGTATTTATGGCAATTGGGAAAAGTAAGCTGCATGAAATGTTACGCAAGGGCAAATTGCTCAACGAGGCAGTCGCTTGGTACAATGCTTTCTCGCCTAGAACAAAGACTGAAATACTCGATTTAATACGCCAGGAGCAATTGATGAAAAAGGGGATAGATGGTACCGGTAAAGTAATCGGTTACTATTCCATGCTTACGGCTAGAATCAACCCAAAGAAGAAATTTAACACACCTTACACGCTTTACGATACAGGTGCTTTTTACCGCTCAATGTACGTGCGCGTTCTGATGGAATCCATCGAGATAGATGCCGACACTCAGAAGATGGAGGATAAAAAATGGTACACAACAAAAATACTGACGCTAACCGATGAAAATCTTATCAAAGTTCAAAACATGGTCAAAGAGAGCTACATCAAACAATTCAAAGACATCTTGGGTCTCAATTAGTGAGATGCCTTTGTACAATTGGGAGAAATGCCAAGAGGGCCATTTGCAATACGCGAATCGCGATCATAAACCTAGAGAAACCGACATTGAAAATTGGGTAAGGCTTTACAACGAGTATCTTGAACGCTACGGACTTGGCGAGCAACTTGAGCGCTATTTGTCTCAAAAGGCGCATCTTACAAAGCTACGTCTGACCTACATACAGACAAACAACGTATTTTTGTTAAACAACATCGAGATAGCGCAAATCGAACTTGAGCAACTAGACCCGTCAAAACATGACGGCATGACCATTCAGCAAGTTTTGATTTACCTATCAAAATGGCTCGGTTACCGAATAGATACCAAGCTAGTAACTATTGTAGAATTTAAAGAAATGCAAGAGCAGTATGTCAGAAGCAATAAAGAAAAGTGATATAGTACAGGGCGACCCGTTTAAAGAGATTTCAAACGACATCGCTTCAACTCTAGGCTCGCTCGAACAATTCGACAAGGCATTAAAATCTATTGCCTCAACAATGGTCAATGACTTAGGTAAGGCCTCAGCTAAGACCGTGCAAGATATTGAAGCCATTAACAAGGCCGAGATTGAAAGCGAGAAGCTATTGCAACAAAAGCTGCGCACTCAGAAGCTACAAATAGACCTTGAGGCCAAGAATCAAAGACTTAAAGAACAACAAGCCAAAGCCATCGAAAGAGCCGCTAAGGCAACAGCTAGTGAGGTTCGTGAGGCTGAGAAAGCAAATAGCATTTACACTCGTGTAGATCGCAAACTTGCCGGCATGGTCAAAACATATCGAGACCTAGCAATTCGTAAAGAACTTGGAGCCAAGCTAACCGCAAAAGAGCAACGCGAGTACGACTACTTGCAGGGCAAAATACAAAAGTACGATGCAGCACTCAAGACGGTTGATGCCACCATGGGCAAGCATCAAAGAAACGTTGGTAACTACGCAAGCGGAACGGCTCAATTAAACTTCTCAGTTACTCAGTTAGCTCGTGAGATGCCTGCCTTTGCCAATTCTGTACAAACGGGATTCATGGCCATATCGAACAACTTACCGATGTTCTTTGATGAGATAGGTAGGTTAAAGACTGCAAATGCCGAGCTTGCTGCCGCGGGAAAGCCAACGCAAAGCGTATTCAAGTCGCTTGCAGGGTCGCTAATGTCTACACAGGTGTTGCTATCTGTCGGGGTCACTTTGCTCACTTTGTACGGCGGCAAACTCATCGAATGGGCATCTAATTTGGGAGGTGTAAACAAAGCTGCTGAAGAGAATGCCAGAATAACAAAAATCAGAAATGAAGATGCTAAGAAAAGCCGTCAATACGTAGCGGAGGAGTCTGCCGAGTTTGTGGGTAACATCATGATGCTTAAAGCCACAAATGCAGGCTCAAAAGAAAGAGCAAAACTTATCAAAGAAATTAATGAAGAGTACGGCTCAACTATACAGAACTTAAAGGACGAAAAGAAGTTCCAAGCTCAGTTAAATGCTGAGGTAAATAATTATATCGAGTTTCAAAAGTTGCGATACAGATTAGAACGCAATCAAAACTTAATGAATGCCAACCTTGAAAAGCAAGATAAGCTACAAGCTGAAATAAATAAGGCTGAAAAGGAAAATGTAGAGCTTATTAAACAAGGTGCTCTAGAAAAGGAAAAAGGCGTTAACGTGGATGCTAGAACAGGTTTAGTCACTGAGACAGGCAAGCTAGTAAATAAAAACATTGAGCTTGCGGCTGCCTATTATAAGAATACTCAAATCATTGCTGAGAACAAAAAGGAGCTTGACGCAGCTACCAAAAGAATGGAGGCCTATGGATTCTCTAGCCTTTCAGCAAAAGAACAGATTGAGAAATTCGGCTACAAAATAGAAGACACGAGCGAAAAAACCGTAAAGGCTCAAAAAGAGATAAACACCGCTTTCAAAGACGGTAACGAGTACGTTTCAAAATACATTCAACTCAATCAGGAGCTTATCCAAATCCAACAAGGCCGCACCATTACGCAGCATAAGGAGAACATTGATGCAATGCTTGCTAATGAAGTGAAATTCGCTGAGGACACGGGACAAGCGCAAGTTGATGAGCTCGAAAGAGTAATACATGAAATGTACGTCATACAAGCGCAGTTTATAGAGCAACAACGCGACTTTAAACTCAAGGCAATTGAAGATGAATACCAACGCGAAAAAACGCTAAGACTTAAAGCACTTCAAGACGAAAGAGACGATTTATTGAAAGGTGCCGATGGCAACACTGATGCTCAGGCTAAAATCAATGCTAACTATCAGGTGAAGTTAACCGCCTTAAACAAAGAGGAGGAGACTAGATACAAAGACGTTCAAAAGGAAAAAGAGGTTGTAACAGCTGAGACGGTTGATAAAGTAACCGGATTGAAACAAGAGGAGTACGATGAAATAAACCGCGTAAATAATGAGATTATTGAGGCACAAATCGACTTTGCAGATAAGACCAACGCAACCAATCAAAAGACGCATGACGAAGAGATGAAACTCATCAAAGAGCGTTATGAAGTAATCATGAGCGTTCAGCAAGCTATTACCGATGCGATACAATACCAAATTGACAAGCGTATCGAGTTGCTACAAAAGGAAAGCGATGCGGCAGCCAAACAACAAGACTTTTTGCAGAACTTAGCTGCCAATGGTAATATTTATGCTCAGCAATCTATTGCCGAACAAATACGCATCCAACGCGAAGCACAACAAGAGCAATTGCGCCTTGAGAGAGCGAAGCAATCAGTTGAGTTGGTAAGTACAGGCTTAAAGACGTTTGAAAGCGCACTAAGCGAAGGAAAAACGCCTGCTGAGGCATTGGCTTCAACTATTGTAAACACACAGGTCTTGACCTCATTCCTTAAAAACCTACAATTCTATGAATCAGGTACTATGAACGCCCCTGGTGGTTTGTCCGTAGTCGATGAAAAAGGAGCTGAGTTAATTACCGATAGACGCGGTAACATTAAGGAGATAGGTACAGGCAAAGGCGCACGCTTCACAACGCTTTCACCGGGTGACCGAGTTTATACAGCTACGCAAACAAGTGCTTTGCTAAACTCATTTGAGGGTGCTGCCACCATGTCACAAATGCCAAAAGCAAACGGCGCAGGCTTAGGCTTTGACACCGCTATACTTACGCGTGAACTCAAAGAGCTTCAAAACATCGTTGCTAACAAATCAGAGAGTAATGTGCATTGGCAGTCTTTCAGTAGTGGTATTGCTGAAATTGTACAAAGCAAGCAAGTCGGAGGCCGTAAAATAACAAACAGATTCAGAGTAAAATGATTAGGTACTATTTGAACGGCACCGAGTGCAATCCAAAAAACAAGGATTCAGTTAACTACGTCTTTGATTTTACTGATCGTCAACTCAGAGAATTAGAGCTATCAGTCGACACGCTCGAATTTGTACGCGAGGACTTTGATGCCATTAAGCAATGGATTTCAATATACGGCTACGTTGTGGGAATGCCTCTTGACATCAAATACTCAAACGGCCAAATTGTCAAATACCTACTTGACTTCTCTGACCCTAGTTTTGCAATGCAGGAACGCGGTTGCAAAGTGAAGCTAAAGAGATACAAGGCAATTGATAACTTCTTTGATAATGCTAACGGCCTTTCGTTTGGTACTTTGCAATGGAACAATAACGACTTTACCAATGTTGACTACGTAGTAATTCCAGAGCAACAAGGCTCTTATTACCTTTCTTTGGCCTTAGCTACTTTTGCCCTAGTTCAGGAGTTGCAAAATGCAATTCAAGAAATTGCAGAGAGCGCAGCCGATTTAACAAAGGCTTTAGTTCCGGTTGGTTTGCCTGTGCCAGCTCCTGACTTTGGAGCCATCGCCGTGGCAGTTATCAAGTTAGCCGCTCGCATTGCTTACGCCTTGGCTATCGTAATCGCATTGGTGAAGCTAGGCATTGAAATTATTAATATCATTTTTCAACCTATACGCCAATTCAGAGCTGCAACAATCTACAAGCTAGTAAGCAAAGGTTGTCAGCATTTAGGCTATACGCTCAGCAGCACGCTACTCGCCTCGATTCAAGACCTTACAATCCTGCCTGTACCACTTAAACCCAAAGACCCTAATTGGTTCTATGAACTTTTAGGAGTGGCAACCAATGGCTACACAAACGGCTATCCTAGCTCACGCGATACAGCGCAAACACTTGGTCAATTAATTACGGTCATTGAAAACACATTCAATGCAAAAACCATTGTAAAGAATGGAGTTGTAACAATCGAGCATGAAACGTATTTCGAGAAAACGCCGAACACTGGCTTTTTAAGTGCGTTCAACTTACAGGACCAATTGCAAAGCGAGTACAAATTGAACGCTGAACAGCAATTCAAACGAATGCTGATTCAGTACCAAGTTGACCCGTCTGACTTCAATACGTTTGATGACACCAAGCAAAACCTATACGAAATATCTAGCGAACCGATTAACACAACCGATAGAGCATCTGAGTTAATCAAAGGATTTGATTTAATTGATATACCTTTTGCACGTGGTACCAACAAGGGCAAATTGAACTTTCTAGAAACTGCCGCTAAGGCTCTAGCTAAATCATTTGACACGTTCACGGGCGGAAGCCTAAGCGCAAAAATTGAGGCACGTAAAAATGTGCTTCAAATTAGCTCGCAGTATTTCAATGTGACCAAGCTACTAGCCATGAATGGCAGTAGGCTTAATGCAAACCAATATCAAAGACTAGGTTGCGATGTCTTGGCAGCAAAGTATTGGTATTCACGTTACATCCAAAACAACCAAAAGCATATATTCGAGAACATTCCTATTGCGATGACCGAAACGGAGCTTTTCCAAATCCTAGACAACAATTATATCGTATTGGATAATGGCAAAGTAGCCGAGATTACCAACATTCAATGGAGTGAAGTAGAGCATTATGCAACCGCCACCATTCACGTGAGAGAGCAAGCAATTAACGTACAAACAACAATCATTGACAATGGCAATTAATGACATTCTAGGGAAGGACATTCCTAACATTTTAAGACAATTCAAGAATCTAGAACAGAAGCTAACGCCTGAACTCGTTAAAATCCAAGCTAATCGAGAGCATATGCCTGCTGATTTAATGACTAAATTTGATGAGGCAATGGCCGAGGTAAAGGCTCAAAAAGAAAAATTCAAACACTATGGCATTAACGATTTTAAGTAAAAAGTACACCACTCGCAATCAGCCGACAGGCAACTCGTTTTTGCTTGCTAACTCTGGACAACTCATTCAGGAGCAAATTGTCTTTACTGTAGATTTTACTTTTTTAAGCACGACCCAAAACTCGGTAACATTTCCGAGCAATTACGAAATTCAGCTACTTGGTGGTATTTGGTCTGAGTACGGTTTTAACGTAGGCGATGCCATTCAGTTAAACGGAGTTGTTCAACAAGGCAGTAGTACAATTACTTTTTCAAGTTATGCCGCAACCGTTACCGATATAAACGGCGATACACTTACCGTTGACACCAACCTAGACCCCGCAGGCTCAGGCATTTTAATTGGTGCCATCATGCCAACTTCAACCGTTGGAACTACACCGCTCACGATCGTAAACACAACGGCAAGCACACCGCAAGCCTTAGAGATATTTCACAATATCGTTGAGAACTCAGCAAGCGGCTCGGTTAATAGTTTGATTGACGGCGAAGTAAACCGCTTTAGAACTGACGTACTTGCAGGACTTTCAGTTGGTGGCACTACCACAATGGAGCAACTTGGTAACAAATCGGGGGGTTCTTACGTATTCAACAGATTGACACGCCTTTCCGATTCATCGGGTAAAAAGCGCTATCAAATAGACCTTTTCTACTACTTCCCTTATATGTTTGAGGATGGTAGTTTTGATGAGCCATCTTTTTTCGAGGCCTCGCAGTCATTAAAGCCGTATTTCGAGCTTTATGTCATTCCACAGGTAAACAACCCTAACGCACAATTGAAGCTAGCAAACGGCAGCTTATTGGGTAATGTGGGTTGGTTAAACGAAAGCTACAACCAAGGTATTAATGACTTCACTTTTGAGTTAACTATTGAAGACGCTTCGGGCAATAACCTTGATGAGGTCGATTTTTCGCAGGAAAACAATGTGACTGTCAAAGTTTACAACGCTGCAGCCATTTCAAATATCATTGAGGCGCAGTTTTACATGGTGCCACAGCCTGACACGTACAAAAACAAGCCACAAAGTAACGCCGAATTGATACGTTTATCCGGTATTTACTTCAATGGTACAACTCCGATTTATAGCGGTTACGGCGTGGGTACTGAGCGCATGGTATCGAGTGCCTTTACATTTGCTCAGCTTACAGGTTACGCCCAAATCACGTTCAAACTCACGCCAAACGCTGCGTTTAACACTTATGCAGACGCATTAAGCACGCAGGATTTACAATATCGCTTAACACTTACCGTACAAAACACAGGAGGTACAGCCAACAATAATAACGGCGTAACTCTAAACCTTAAAGAGGGTATTTTGACCAAAAACCCTGTGCAAGGTGGTGTTTATTCTGGTGTATTAACTCAGCTTTTTACTGATCATGCTGGCGTTAATGTTACAGACAACCGATTTACAACGGAGGACGACTTCATTTATAAGTCAACTTTCAACCTAGACAAAAACCAAGCTCTAAACTCGTTAACGGCTGAGGTTGTCATTGAAAGAGATTCAGACGCTAGTCAATTCGCGCTAGTATCAAAGTTGATTCCATTTGCTAACTACGTAACTACGCCAAACGGAGTTATTCAAATCGCATTTAACGAGCCTATTCAGCAGTTTTTGGATAACCCACAGGCAAACAAGCTAACTCTAGAGCTTACGGGTACTGAAACGCTCACAACATACGAAGCGAAGCTAACTTGGTCACTTATGGCTAATTGGCGTTATTGGATAGCTCAAAACAACGCTTTCTTAGACTTTTTCAACAGCTCATTACCTGAAAATGGCCTCAATGCTGAGTGGATGCGCTACTTGCGTGCATCAGGCTACACCATCAAAGTCAAATGTAGCTTACTCACGGCTGACAATGTAGAATACTATTGGGAAAATCCTTTCTCGCTTATTGATTACGACACGGCCGAAGACCAAGTTTGTGAAATCAAGTTATTTGATGCAAGTGGCACGCAACAAGATGCCATCATTGCAAATCAAATCATGACCGTTAAGGCCATATTTACAACCGCAGTCGGTCAATGGGTTCAGCCTTCAATTTGGGGATGGTTGAGCATAAGACCAAAAGAGGCTGACCCTAACAAACGCCTTTCAACGGTTTGGGATTGGTCAAGTCAAGACAAGCCATTGCAACCGCAGGCAGGATTGACAAAGGTAGACATCGAGCAAATAAGCACAACCGAGGTTCATTTAGTTTGTGAGATAGATACAAGCGGCATTGACACCGCAAGCACAATCATTGCTACCATCAATCAAAAAGACGACAAAGGCAACTTTTATTTAGTCCACAAACAGGACTTTAATAAAATCACCTTGCCTGGCGATGCGATACGCGAGGACAAAGGCGCGTTTTTCTGTTCCGAGCCTCAATTAGTAGTTGCAAGCCTTGAAGATGCGGCATATTATAAAAACGACCGCACAGGTATCGCGTACAAGTTCGATGACATGACTATCGAGCTCGAAGATGCAAACGGCAATTTATCACCTGCACCAGGCATTACGGTAAACTTTCCGCACCAACCAGATGCAGTCGGTTTCGTCATTGATTGGAGACAAGTAGCAAGCGGAAGTTTATTGCTTCAAGGATGTTATAAGGTGCGTGTAAATTGGGAGCTTTCAGGTAACTCAGGTTGGTTTTACTATGGCAGTTACAACCTTGTCGAGTACACACCTTTCAATGTACTTGGTACGGTGCGTTTATTCGTTGTGCTAAACGATTTAGTACGCAAGCAAGGTATTAATTACAAAGATTCAGGCTTTGCCTCTACGGTGCGCTTTCGTGGCCAATTTGGCTACATGCAACCAAAGTACGAAACTGAAAACATCATTTATACTGATCGCCGACGCGAAAAAGTACGCAATGAGGCCTTGAGAAGTTACGAGCTTCGCAGTAGCTATTTGCTTTCCTGCATGACTCGCTTAATTGACGAGGAGTGTCTACTAACAGCAAATCAAATCTACATATCTGACCACAACGCAAACAACCATGTGCAGGATATGTACTACGACTTCCCTGTAATTCTCAGCGAAGAGGAGTCACCAACATTCGAGTACACAGATAGCGTATTTGCAAAAATCAAAGCGGTGTTTGTCGATAAAGTTGCTTACTACGAAAGTAAGTACGATGGCAATATCAAAGGCTCTGACAACATCATTTTACAGCTACCAACAACCACAACAGGCGGCGGAGGTATTTGCGAAAACGCAACCGTTCACAATTCTGATTATACCTATGTTGAAAGCGTGGTAAGTGGTGGCGATTTGGAGCTACCTGATACACAAGTAAATTTATACATTGACGGGGTTCTCGTGGATAGCCAAAACGTGGTAACTTTGAGCAATGCAATCCTTAACGTAATTTGGCAATAATGGCTTACGACTTTTTTATAGAATCACAGGTTAAAACCTTTGCAACTTTTGGCGCATTTCCCGTTACAGGAGCGCTCAAAACAATATACATAGACGAGAGTACGGCAGATGCTTACTATTGGAATGGTAGTGCATACGTTCAAATTAGAACAGAATCAAAGTATGAAGCTATTGATGTGCTAAACAACACAGGTGCGTCAGTTCCTAAAATGTCAGTTTGCTATATCAAGACCTCGTCAAGTTCAGCGAATACACCTGAGATTTTACTAGCCAATGCAACAAGTGAAGCAACAAGCTCCAAAACTATCGGCTTACTTATGGCTACAACAGCCAATGCCACAACGGGTAAATTAATCACAGCAGGAGAATACGACAAGTTCAATACTTCGGCCTATAACGTAGGTGACCGCCTTTGGCTTGGCACAACAGATGGAAGCATCACCACTACACCACCAACACAACCAAATCACGCGGTTTTTCTTGGTATTGTAACACGTAAGCAATCACAAAACGGGCGCATATTGGTGGCTATCCAAAATGGCTATGAATTAAACGAGCTGCACAACGTGCTTATCGATACGCCAACAAATGGTCAAGCTCTGATTTTTGATGGCGCAACCGACCTATGGAAAAACGTATCTCCAACCATCCAAATTGATAGCGTACTAATTAGCGCAGGCGATTGGGTTTTAAGCGCAGGAATTTACAAATACACATACTCAAACGCTGCAATTACTGATATTAAAGTTGTGGAAATTATCCCTGCAAATGATGCTTATAGCATTGTACAAGGCATTGAGGTTTTGCCACTAACTGAGAGCTTCAACGGATACGTGGAATTTTACGCCAACAACCTACCAACTGAGGATTTTTACGTAACAATATTGATAAGAATATGAAAGGCTCTGTTAAACTTCCTGTGTTCATTGATGACGCGCGTAAATACGTCAACACAACGCAATTACGTGCCAAGTATTTAGGCGCAAGCTACGAGGCTGAGTATTGCCAATGGCAAACGCTTCACGGCTTGGGATCATCAATGGAAACAGCTTCGCTAATCATTACGCCAAATACCTACCTTGAAGGCAAGCTAATCGCCTCTTATCCACCTGACCCGATTGGAGATTTTGACGTAACACGAGCAACCACCGCAACACGAGTTAACTCTGCTGGCTTGGTGGAGTTAGTGCCTTATAATATATTGCGTTATTCTCAAGAGTTCAATAATGCAGTATGGGTAAAATATGCAGCTGGTACTGGAGTAAATCCAATTATCACTCCAAATTCAACAACTGCACCTGATGGAACTTTAACTGCGGATACCATTGTTTTAAATGCTGGAGCAAGCGCAACACCAAGTGACCAAAGTCAATTATACCAATCTATAAGCGTTACCACTGGAACTACTTACACTTTGTCCTTTTATGCTAAAGGCGTTACAGGTGGGGAGCAAATAATGGTTAGACACGCGGGCTCAAGTGCATACACAAAAATTACCTTAACTACAGAATGGGTAAGATATACAACAACTGAAACATCACCGCTTAATACTGCTGAAGTAGTATTCTTAATTCGTAGGGGTTTATTAGAACCGATAAACGCAAGCGCTACTTTTTACCTATGGGGCGCACAACTTGTCGAAGGCTCAATCGCTAAACCATATCAAAAAACGGAAACAAGACTTAACATCCCTCGTCTTGACTTTTCAAGTGGAAGTTGTCCGAGTATATTAGTAGAACCGCAAAGGACTAACTTAAACCTTTTTAGCGAGCAGTTCGACAATGGTGCTTATAGTTCAGCTGGTGGTGCGGGAAGCGGTGCTACATTTACAACTAATTATGGAATTGCGCCCGACGGAAACCAAACTGCTGACAGATTCCAAATCACAAGGGGTACTAACTATTGGGAAAGATACCAAAGGAAAACATCAACCATAGGTCAAATTTATACGCTTTCGTTTTGGGGCAAGGCAGTAACGGGAACACCAACGCTTTACACCGCGTTTAATAATGGATATCAAAACCCTGTAACATTTACCAACGAGTGGGTAAGATATACTTACACTTATACAGCAGCGGGAACTTCTACGGGTTTTAACCTAATTACTTGGGTTAATTTAGCAGGAACTTCTGCAACGGCTGATGTTATGGTATGGGGCATTCAATTAGAAGTCGGAAGCTACGCTACTTCATACATACCTACAACCTCTGCAAGTGTAACACGAAACGCAGATGTTATTTCAAAGACTGGTATTAGTTCGCTTATAGGACAAACAGAGGGAGTTGCTTATATTGACTTTGATTTTAATTCAAAAATTACTTCAAACGGAGTTATGGCTTTTTCGATTGACGGAGGAGCAGGGAATGAAATGTATATACTCATCTATTCAAATGGAAACATTGTTTGGGAGATGTATAATAGTGGTTTGGCGCAAGGAAGTATTACTGGAAATATCGGTTCATTTGGTAGAAAAAAAATAGCGTTAGCGTATAGGTTAAATGACTGCGCTCTTTATTCAAATGGCACTTTAATAGGAACAGATACAGCCGCAACAATCCCAGCAATGAGCCGTGTTTATTTAGGTGGATTCTACTCATCGACTGCTTACAATTTAAGCGCAGGGATAAACTCTTTTGTCCTTTGGAAAACTCGCCTTACAAATACTCAACTTTCGCAACTTACTACAATATGACGAACATATATAAACTTACTTATTCAGACAAGGAACAAGCACTCGCAGACTTGAAAGCTAAAGGCATTCTTGTTGAGGTGGAGTTCAACGGACAAAAACACGAAGCATACGGAAACGGAGTGCAGGCGGTGGTCGAAATCGGTCTCATACTCTTAACCACTCCCGTAATGGATGGAATGGAAGTAGTCGAAGAACCTATCTACGCAGACGGATACCACTACGATGTAATGTCGGACAATACCTATGACTTCGGAGCTAACCTTGTCGAACCAAAGAACCCAAAGCACGCATTTGCGGGACACGCAGTTAATGAGGAGTTTGAGCCAATTTTTCTAAATTTACCGACAAATGAAAACTAAATTGACTCTCTTACTTTTCTCCCTTGTTAGCGTACTCGCTCCAATTACGCCGCTTATCTTACTCGCAATTGCTTCAATCATTCTAGACACCTGTTTTGGGATTTGGCGAAGCGTCAAAAAACAAGGTTGGAAGTCAATACGATCTAGAAGGCTATCGCACACCATTTCAAAAACATTGCTTTACTCTGGAGCTATCACCTTTATCTTTCTACTTGAAAAATACGTTGTTGCCGATATTCTAGGCCATTTCATTGCTATTGATTTGGTACTAACAAAGGCGTTCACGTTCTTTTGCGTAGTTACTGAGGTAAAGAGTATAAACGAAAGCTATCACAGCGTCACAGGCGTAAATGTATGGGATAAGTTTATCGCATTTGTGAAACGAAGCAAGGAACAATTAGAGGAGCTGAAATGAGACCTGTACGCACAACAATAGTTTACTTTCTGATTTACGCCGCATTTGTCATGCTTTGGAGTTTCCTGATGTATGGATGCTCAGCCGAGCGACTACACCAAAAGGCAGTAAACAAAGGCTACATTCATACCATTCATGTGGATACTTTCAAGGTAGCCACTATTGATACAATGTGGAAAGACGGCAAGCCGTATCCCGTAATCAAATACAAAGACTCTTTAGTAGTACGAACTGAAATCAAATACGTTCCTAGATGGGTTTATCGGTTCGATAACAAGCGATTTGCGGATAGTTTGACACAAATACGTGCAATGTATGAAACCAAGCTGAAAAACGAGCTTAAAAGGCAAAAAATCAAGTCACATGAAAAAAAGATAGTAACCAAGCATAAGACCAAGCAAACGCAAAGCGAGAATAAAAACGGCTTTGCGGATGCAATGAAGTGGGTAGCGTTGTCTATTTTCAGCACCGCTCTGATTCTTTTGCTTATTATTGTTATTCGAGCAATCAAACGATATATTGCAATCAATGGATGAAATACTTGTAAAATATGTAGCCTTCACTAAAAAATGGGAGGGCGGCCTATCAAGAGACAAAGCTGACTCAGCTAGTAAACACCCATGCCCAACGCCATACAATGGCAAAACAGGCTGGCACACCAATATGGGAATCACATACGCGGCTTGGCACAATTTCTACGGCAAAAATGCGGATGCTCGCTTTTTCAATATGTCACATGAAGATTGGTTTAAAGTCTTCAAAGTTGGCTATTGGGATCGTGTTAAAGGCGATTTATACACATCTAAGAACATTGCAATATTTGTTACCGGCATGGCATGGGGAAGCGGCGCAAGTCAGGCGGCCAAATCTCTACAAGTTGCTATAAATCATTGCGGCGTCAAATGCGTAGTTGACGGTATTATTGGCAACCAAACAATTAATGCAGCCAACTCAATAGAACCTAGAAAACTTTTTGACGCTTTGACAGCAGAGCGCGAGCGCTTTTTTTACGCTATTGGCGTAGGTAAAAACGCAAAATTCCTACGCGGTTGGCTCAATCGCTTAGCTGATTATCGTAAAACATTTAGACCTTAAACACTTCACCTATGTTGACCTCATTCAAACGCTATTCTAAAAATGTTCATCTCTTTGAGTTCAACACTAAAAAAGTGAAGATTGCAGCCATGTCCGATTTGCATTGGGACAACCCTAAGTGCGATTGGGAGCTACTCAAGAAACACCTAGACTACTGCCTTAAAAACGAGATTTACATCATTTTCCCTGGTGACTTCTTTTGCCTTATGCAAGGCCGTGGAGACCGCAGGGGAAGCAAAGACGATATTAGGCCAGAGCATAACAATGCAAGGTATTTGGATTCAATTGTTGAAACGGCGGTTGATTTCTTTGCACCTTACGCTAAAATCATGCTATTAGTTGGATACGGTAATCACGAGACCTCAGTCATAAAATACCAAGAAACGGACTTATTGCGACGCTTTGTGGATCTATTCAATTACAAAACAGGTGCCGAGCTTCAAATCGGAGGTTATGGCGGTTGGGTAATCATTAAGCTAGGAACTCACACAGCTGTGTTTGTCAAGATAAAATATTTCCATGGAAGTGGAGGCGGTGGGGTAATCACCCGCGGTGAGATAAACCTCTCTAGAGCCTTGCAGTTTTACGAAAACTTTGATATACTACTTACCGGCCACATTCACGAGAATAAAGCAACTGAGGTGGTAAGAGACACATTGGCATCAGTTGCAGGAAGCTATCAACAAATCCTTAGGCCTATCCACTTAATGATTTGCGGAACGTATAAAGAGGAATACGGCGATGGCTCAGGCGGTTGGCATATCGAAAGAGGTGCACCACCTAAACCAATAGGCGGCCGAATTATCACTTTAGAGAACGTCAGAAGCCAGAAAGGCAAAAAATCTACGTTTACAAAACACATTGATTCAATGAAGTTCCCCGGAAATTTGTAACTTCACCCCGTTGTTGTGTATGGTTTCCTGCGCAATGGTAGGTAACAGCATCGGCGCGCAGGGACATCACTCACTTGGTTTTAGCAGGAAAGGCATCCAAACAAGGGTGCCTTTTTTTTGTTTATATTTGCTTTACGATATTGTGTCATAAATTCCTAACTAAAGCGGGCAGCTCTAAATGCCCGCTTTTTGTTTGCTTACAAGTCAAATAAACCACACCGCAAAAAATATTTTCACTTTTTTTCATAAAATATTTGCAACTATAAATATTTATAGTACATTTGTAAGGTCAAACAGACACAAAAACACTAAAAACCAACAAGATGACAACACAAACTACACCTAAAACAGAATCAAAAAAAGACATCTCTTTAAGTAAAGCAAATTACATTTTAGCAATTTGTAAAGAAAGAAATAGAAGCTTAGCTTATTGCCTTGATTATGCAATTTGGATTTGTAAGAATGACACAGAATTGAGTGAAGTTCAAACTATTATCAAAGAATGTTATAAATAAAACCTAAAATCTTAATAACCCCTAAAACCAACACAATGCAACAACTAAACGCAAACTTTTTTTGGGATGAAATCCGCCAAGTTTCAGCACTTGGAAACGATCAGCAAGATTTGGACATCACCAAGCTAAAGCCGTTAATCGACTCGGCTTCTTACCTAATCAGACAGATTGAAATCTGTGACCATGAGCTATATAAACTCAATCACTTGCCTAAAATTCATCGCGAGCGCATGACTGAGGAAATAAGCGATTGGAATCGCCAGCGCAGTCAGTACCAAGAAAGTCTAAAACAAGTAATTTCTAAGCTATGAACGAGCGCAAACTAATCCAAGCCTACAAAGCCACATTTTATACGGCTATCGTTGTATTCATCTTTTTACTCATCAATTTAATTTATCAGTTATGCTAAAACTAATCAAACAAGACCCTGACTTTATTGGAGGCCTCGCAGTTGCCTTAATTGGCGCCGTTGCACTCATTTACCTATGCCGAACCAATAAACCGCCTGTAATCGACGCAAACACGATTGATTACCAAACCTATCAAGAAGTAAGCTACGAGCTCAAGGGAGATTGGGCAAAGTACGCCGAAGGAGTATATAACCGCAAATACAGCAACTGTTCGGAATTTCCGACAAGTTCAAAACACTAAAGCCATGAAACGCATTGAAAACGACCGCAGGTTGATACTAGGCATCATTGCCTTTATGACCCTAATCATGATCATTAAAATCCTAGCCGATGTCTATCATTAGAACACGCCGCATAGCCGAACGCCTGGAGCCTTACCGAATTGTTGACGCGCAGTTCACTTATGGGCCCGATTGGTTTAAACTTGAAGACTATGTTTTGCACGGGTATTTATCAGGCGAGCGCATGGATATGATTAATGGACTAAGCCTCGATCATTTTGACGAAATCCACTACATAACCCAAAGCCACAACGCCAAAAACAACCGCTTGTTTTTCCATGTGGTTGGCGTTAGGTACTCAGGGGAAAAACGACAAACAGTATTAATTTTAAAACGTAAGTAATGCAACGAATAGCAACATATAAAAATGAATTTCCGGCATATTCAGAATCTCAAATATTTGATTTAATGGAGCAGGCGGCAATCAGAAAAGCCAAATGGGTGTCAAAAAAGATTGACGAATATTTTGAGCCATATTTATTAAAAACAGGCATAAAAGGAGAAATTACAAAAGGCAAACTAAGGTGGCGCGGCATTAAGTTGCACATCTATTCAGGAGCTGATTACAATTGCTACCAATTAGTTCAAAGAGGTGTAAAAATTTCACCAAGATTAAAAGTAGATTCATTCGGAACCATAACTTATCCAATATCATACGATGCAACAACCTAGAGTGAATTACATGATATTTGAGCCTGAGTACACTGAAGGTTTGCAAGATATTCGCAGAAAACACGCCATTTGAAAGGCTCATCCAAACAGAAAAGTAAACTATTTGTACGAAACAGCAATAAGTATATTAGGCTTTGAAAACAAACTAGCAAGCGATGAAATAAACGCCTTGAAAGCCGAATTAATCTGGTCACGATCTAAATACATACAAACATGGAATACGGAGAGAAAGTAAAGAAAAACATGAAGCGCGCCACAATCATTATTGAGTACACTAGCGAGCAAAATCTAGATGACTTCCTTGACCACATTAAGAACCAACTTAAAGACGGCCAAAGCGAAGGAACTAAAACGTTTTACGTAAATCAAAACTCATTTGTAACCACTTTTTCGCAGGTCTATTGCGAAAATTACAAGCGTGAAAGTAAGATTGAAGTGCACAACGGCGTTTGCCATGAAATTGTGAAAAGCAATGTATAGGCGAACTTCAAAACGGGTCATTGTGAGCCCAGGACACAAGATTTCTTACCGGGAAGTTTGCAGAATTTTAAGGTTAACAAAGCCTTGTATTGAAATAGATTAGTATATTTGTTGACGGGTTTCCTTCGACATTATAAAACCCATAGGTATTATTGAGCCATTTTAATGAAACAGAGGTCGAAGGCTGTGGATTTAAAATGGCTTTTTTATTTTATTTTAATACGGCACGTATGAAATTTTTAGAGAAAGATTTGGAACAAATCATTTTTGAAACAAACAAGCATTTTTTAGCTGAAAGAGGTCTTTATTTACAAGGAAAGCAATTTAGGCAGTTAAGAATTGGACATTATGGTATTGCTGACCTTGTTTATATTCAAAGACCATTTAAGCATCCAGACTTCAAAGAACGCATGAATGGATTAATTACAGTTTTAGAATTAAAACAAGACAAAATTAGCGTTAGCGCATTCTTGCAGGCTCTAAGATATGCAAAAGGAATTTCAAGGTATTTAGAGAAAAGAAACGCTTGTTTGAATTATGATTTTAGAATTGTTGTTTGCGCTTCAGAATTAGATACAAAATCAGACATTGTTTATTTACCTGATTTTTTTAAAAATCCATGTGTTGAAAGATTTGAGAATGACGTGCCAATTACATACGTAGAGTTTTTTACTTATGATATGAAAATTGACGGACTGCATTTTAAAGAAGAGTATGGATATAAACTATCGCAAGAAAACCTATGAAGCCACGCATTAATATTTACGAGCAAATAAGCTCTTTTTACTCGTTTGTGTACGAGAATCCAAACAAGGTAAATAAAAGCCATGTGGCGCTATATATGTTCCTTTTGAACCAAAACAACCGCAGTAATTGGAGTGAATGGTTTAAACTTCCGTACGATTTAGCAATGGCAGGCGCTTGCATTGGCAGTAAAGCAACCTACTATAAATGCCTAAACGAGCTTCAAAGTTGGAAATTAATCAAATATAAGAAAGGTGAAAACGACTACAAAGCACCTCAAATATCCATTTTGGTGTTGTCCAAAAGTGAACCTCTAACTGTACCACTAAGTGAACCGCTAACTGTACCACTAACCGGACAACTAAGTGAACAACTAAGTGTACTACTAACTGGTAAGATAGATATACTAATAACTAATAACTATAAACTAATAACAGATAACATAAAAAAATGGATAAAAAAAGAATTGGATTCCATTGATCAAAGTGAATTAGTTTTAGATGATGTCAATTTGAGAGAACAGCAATTTGATTGGTTTTGGGAAACGTACGGCAAAAAAGTAGGTAAGGATATTGCAAAGCCAAAATTCATGAAACTTAAAGATGAGGACATCGTAAAGATTTTGGATCATGTGCCCAAGTACGTAGCATCAAAACCCGATAGGCAATTTCGTAAAGACCCATCAACATACATCAATCAAAAAACTTGGAACGACGAAATAATAACTGAAACTTTTACTAAACCACAAATAACACCACAAAATGGAACATTACAAGAAAGAAAATACGCCCACGTTTACAAGGCTATTAGAAATTTGGAACGACTCGGAAGCCTCAATACAGAGCAAGTTGAAGTCGCGAAACGTTATCTTGAGCACGCAACAGGCAACATCGATACTACAGAGTTCATCGGTAAACTTGTCAAATACGATAGTAGAAACGCAAAATCTGATTTTGAAGATATTAGAGATTCGCTACGGATTGGAGAGTGAGAGAATTAGTAACGACTTGCTTTCTGCAATTATTCAGACGCTACTCAATTCAAACGAACCGCTTTCACTCGATGACCTAAACGCCTGTTTTGAGTTTACACCCGTGCAAAAGATTCCCGGCCAAAAGATGACCCTTGATGAGTTCATGACGCCAATTCGCGACTACATCAAGAAAAAGCAAATCCTGCGCCAGGTGATTGAACAGCAGCACATCGAGAACACAAAGCAACAAGCATCAAATGAGGCGGAAGAACAATTTTTCCTACGCGCCAAACAAAAGTACATTGATAGCCTAGAGTTCAATGAATGGATGGGAGATATGTTTGAAGCTCGCGTTATAGCGGACAAGTTTTGGAGGCAAATGCGCCATGAATGGGCAAACCTCAAGGATGCCGCTAGAGACGTTTACATTCGAGACGTAGCAAAAAACCAAGTAGAAGACGCAGTACAGCAGATATTACCGAAAAAGATTTATTACTTAGCGCAGGAGACCGTAAAGCTCGCGTGCAAAAATGGGATGCAATGGTAAGAGAAAAGAAAACACACGAGCAAAAAATGGCGAAATTTTTTAGCGCCATTGGCAACGTTTGGTTGATAGCAGCTTTGCTTTGCTTTTTCGATGTGCAAAATGAAAAGGGTTTAATTTTTAGCGCTGTGGCGTACTATTGCGAAATCAAAAAGCAATTGTACAGGATTGAGGATAAACAGAATGGTAACAAATAAAAACGACGACAAAATGATAAATAAAAAAGTTTACATAGCAGGTCCTATAAGTGGCCATGACTTAAAATCAAGAAAAGAGGCGTTTAAAAACGCTGAGATTGAGTTAAAAAGATTAGGGCACAATGTGGTAAATCCAATGGAGCTGCCGCACAATCATGACAAAAGTTGGGAAAGCTATATGAAAGAATGTATTGAAGCGCTTTTAAAATGCGATACAATTTGCCTTTTGCATGGTTGGAACAAATCCAAAGGCGCAAAACTTGAGTTTGATATAGCCAACGCAATGGAGTATAAAATTATTATTGAAAAATAAACCAACTATAAATAATTATACCTATATTTACACCCAAAACCAATATACAACAACAATGAAAAAGCTAATTTTAAGCAAGTTGCATATTCGCGACTTTAAGAAAATCAACGATTTAGAGATTGATTTTGCACAACAAACCACCATTGCCGGCACCAACGGCGTAGGTAAATCGACCATCTTTGACGCTTACACCTGGTTACTTTACGGCAAGAACTCGCATGATCAACAAGATTTTAGCATCAAGCGCCTAGATGAAAACGGAAACGTCATTCATAACCTAGTTGCAAGCGTGCGCGGTGTGTTTATCCTAAATAGCGATGTCATTCAACTAGAGCGCCGTTACAAAGAGAAATGGCAAAAGAAACGCGGTAACGAGCATGAAGAGCTAACGGGGCACACAACCGAGTATTTCATCGACCAAATTCCAAAAAGCAAATCAGAGTTTGACACATACGTCAAAGGCATGATTTCTGACACCATTGCAAAGGTCATCAGTTCACCGCTTTATTTCAATGAGAAAATGAAATGGCAGGAGCGCCGCGAGATTTTAACTTCCATTGCAGGCGATACAACGCCCGAAGACGTGCTAAATTTTGCGCCTGACGAATTTAAATCAGCAAATGAACTACTTGCCTTACTTGAGGCAAGAAAGTCGCTTACAGACGAAAAAACGCGCATCGCATCGGAGCGCAAAAGATTAAAGGAGCAACTAGATGGCATTGCACCCAAGATTGAAGAGCTCACAAGCATGACCGTAACCGAGTTGGATTTTAATGAGCAATGCAACAAACTAGCTTACTTGAAAGATTCAAAAGCTATCTTAAATGATAAGCTAGATAGCATCGCCGAGCAAAACAAAGCCGAGCAACAAAAGGTCATTGATAGCAACAATCAGCTTTACAAATGGCAGGATGAGCTAAGCAAAGCAAAACGCGAGCTACTCAAAGACCATAACGACCGAGCACAGGCATACGAGAAACGCAAAGCAGATTTGCGCCTAGAAATCCAAAAGCTAGAGTTTGAGCAGGCTGAAACTAAATCAAAACTTACAGCACTCGAAAAGTCAATCGAGCAACGCCAAGCCGCATCGGATAAACTCAAAGAGGCATGGACTAAAAAGAAAGCTGAGCAATTTACGTTTGTAGCTGAAAACTGCCCATGTTGCAACCGCCCAATGGACAACAACGAAGAGCAACAACTCGAGAAGTTCAATGTAGCTAGAGCCAACGCAATAGCGCAAATACTCAAAGAGGCTACTGACATCAAAGAGCTCAAAGAAGCCGAGCAACGCCAGGCGCAAACTCTTGACTTAACATTGATCCGAATTGCTAACGACATCGAGACGAAAAACACCTACCTCAAAGAGGTTGAAAGCTCATTTGTAGTCGAGCAAGAGCCAAGCGACACGCCTGATATGGTAGCATTGAAAAACGCCATCGACAACCATAAGCCTTACACACCTGAGGCGGTTTGCAACAACGCATTGAAGCAGGAACGCGAGCAACTCGATGAGCAAATCAAAGAGGTAGAGTCATCGCTCGCAAAACTTAGCCACATTACTGATATTAACACACGTATTGCCGAGTTATCAGAAAACAAGCGCGTACTAGCGCAACAAATCGCAAGCCTTGAGCGCGTGGCTTTCCAAATTGACGCCTACGAAAAAGCACACATTGAGCTAGTCGAGAGCCGAGTAAACGCGAAGTTTGCAATTGTCAAGTGGAAAATGTTTGATGAGCAAATCAACGGAGGTTTGGCGCCAACGTGTGAGGCAACTGTAAACGGAACGCCTTACAACGATCTAAACACCGCGATGAAAATCAATGCTGGCCTTGACGTAATCAACGCGCTAAACTACCATTTCGGAATGTTTGCGCCTGTATTCATTGACGCACGTGAAAGCATTGTTGATATAATCGAAACGGACTGCCAAGTAATTAGCTTGCAGGTGGATAAGTCGTTTAGTGAATTAACTGTAATTGTATAACCCTAAAATCAAGATAAAATGGAAAATGGAAAACAAGGAGCATTTGCTTCTATGAATGAATTTGAAAGGCAAGAAGGCCTAACTAAGCGCGAGTATTTTGCAGGATTGGCAATGATTGGACTATACTCTATGAAAGACGCTATTTGTTGGACAGAGGAGGATATTGCAAAAATGGCAGTGAAGCAATCTGACGCGCTACTCGCAGAACTTGAAAAAACTGAGAAGCCATGAGTAGAAGAGAACTAACCGAAAACGAAGCTAAAGTTATTGATCTAACCGGAAGGCTTTATAGGGCTTTATTGGAAGTCGAAAGCGAGCATAGTTTGCACCCGGATGATATTCATGAGCACAGGCGAAACATAAAAAATATTCAAAATAGAATACTCGCAAGAAGGTCAATAGTGATCATTCAAAAATTAGAGAAATGACACCACAAGAAAAAGCAAGAGATTTATATTTCAATTATTATCAGCAAGTCGCAGACGGCTCATCTCCTGAACATAATGCTAAGCAATGTGCATTGATTGCAGTTGATGAGATTTTATGTCAAATCAATAATTGGGGTGTTGTTTCAGTTAAAGGCTATTGGGAACAAGTAAAGCAAGAATTAGAGAAACTTTAAACAAGAACGATGAAAACAGCAATAATTAAACACCTAAAAGCTATTGCAGTTATGACTTCGATTTTCGCTAGCATTTGGCTTGTTGGCATGATTAAAGACGGCGCCATTTACTTCATTATAATTGGCTTTTTAGTAATGTTTTACATGCTGATTTACAAAATAGTTAACGACAAGTAACTATAAATACTTATATTTGTTAAAATTTTAAATCCATATACAATGAACACAACAACACAGCCAGCAGTGGCAGAAAAGGACATTACCACACAGGTGCTCCAAAAAGTGCAAGCCTTTGAGAAATCAGGCGAGTTAAGAATCCCAAAAGACTACTCACCAGAGAATGCGCTCAAAGGCGCAATGCTAGTCTTGTCAGACCTAAAAACAAAAGACGGCCATTCGGTTTTGCAGTATTGCTCAAAAACGAGTATTGCTCAATCACTTTTGAAAATGGTTGTAGAGGGTCTAAGCGTACTTAAAAAGCAAGGATACTTTATTCCTTACGACAAGGAATTGACATGGTCGCGAAGCTATCAAGGTTCAATTGCTTTGGCTAAGCGAGTGGCTGAGGTGAAAGAGGTAAACGCAGTTGTAGTTTACCAAAACGATGTATTCGAGTACGGAACTGACGTGAAAACAGGTCGCCAAGAAATCTATAAACACATTAACAAGCTCGAGAACATTGCCAACGACAAGATTATTGCGGCCTATGCAATTGTAATCTACAAAGATGGATCTACAACTGCAACCGTAATGACTATGGAGCAAATCAGAGCCGCATGGAATCAAGGTGCGACACGTGGCAACTCACCTGCTCACAAAAACTTTACCGAGGAAATGGCTAAAAAGACAGTCATTAACCGCGCTTGCAAAACTCCTATCAATAGCTCAACTGATGTTATTCTAGTGGGTGGTTACGATGAGGACACAGACGAGCCTACAACGATTGATATTAAGCATGAAATTGTTGAGGACACAGCAAGCGAGCAAGTGACTTTTGAAATTGAGGCAAACGAGCCGAAAAATGCTATTAAGTCAGCAAGGCCAACCGAAGCAAAAGCAGAGGCAGAACCATCGGAATTCCCTGAGTAATGAAAATCAACATTATTTCATCCGGAAGCAAGGGCAACGCCTATATAATCGAAAAGAACAACACCGCACTCTTAGTTGAGTGCGGTGTAAAGTTCGCCGAGATACAAAAGGCAGTCAATTTTGACATGCTAAAAATTAAAGCCTGCGTTGTGAGTCACGAACACCTTGATCATTCGAAAGCATGGCGCCAAGTAATTGGAGCAGGAATACCAATGTTTGCAAGCGTAGGTACTTACGATGCGCTGAAAGTAGGACCAGAGGATAGGCAAAGAGCGCTTTATCACGGCGCGATTAGTGGGCCTGTTAAATGCTTCAAAGCCAACCATGACGCAGCCGAACCGCTTAATTTCATCATTGACGACCTGTTATTCATTACGGATAACTACAAGTTACAATTTGACTTTTCGGCATTTAAGTTCACCTGCGTAATGATTGAAGCCAACTATTGTGAGGAGCTCATCAAAGGCAAAGCAGATGACTTTGTAAACAAAAGACGCTTTCGCTCGCACATGAGCTTTCAAACAGCTTTATTAACCCTAAAAACGCTCGATTTAAGCGAGTGCAAACAAATCATTTTAATTCACCTTAGCGATGGATATGCGGATGAAAAACGCTTCATTCAGGATACTGAAAAGGCTTTCGGAATCCCAACCATTTGCGCTGATAAAAACCAAGTAATTGAGTTATGAAACAAACATTTTTAACCAAAGTAAGCTACACCAAGCAATTCGATAACGGCACATTTAAGCGCGTTGTTGAACAATACCTATTCGATGGCCACACATTCACCGACTGCGAGGCTAACGTTTACACTCATTTAGGCTCCATGATTAAAGGCGAGTTCACGATCATGAAAATGGATAAATTTATGGTTGATGAAATCATTGGAGACAAAGAAAATCAATTTGAAAAGTTCTTTTTAGTCAAACAAATTCACACCGATATTGACGACCGCGAAATAAAGATGAAAATGCTTGTGAACGCGTCAAACATTGAAAGAGCCAAAGAAATCGCTACACAATACAATGCGGAGGTATTTATGTTTGAGCCTGAAATCAAATCAATAGTAGAAACCAAAATTTTGGACTATTTCCAAAGTGAACAAACAATTGAGGAATGACCCAAACCAAACTAGAAAAGCGCTTCGCCAAAAAAGTGGAGCGCTATTGTTTACAAAAGCAAACAACCCCGTGGATAATTTGCAGCTCATTTGGCTACACCAATATGCAGGCTATTGGCCGATTTTTGACAGGTGAGGGCACTATCAGCGCGCAAACCATGGGATTGATTGACGACTACATGAAAAAGAATAAGTAACCTAAAAACTAAGTAAAATGGCAACACAAGAACAAGTAAGAGAATGGCAGGAAAAGCAAATGCAAAAACTTCGCGAAATACTTTACAAAAACCGTAACAATTACACCTCAACCATTAAACCAATTTTTGCAGACTCACTAAGCGAGCTTAATGATAAAACTATTGAAGAGCGCAGGAAGCAACTAAATCCAACCTATGACGAGGTGATTGCCATAGGCTTTAAACGTGAAGATGCCAGCGATGACGTTTTCGAGAATAAACACGGCTATCCGTATTTTCTAGTCAATTTCGAGGCTCAAAACTTCATTATTGAATGGGACGTTTTAAGCCATGAGCTCACATTAACAGTAGCCGACCAATTGATTGGTAGAATCACTTTTGATAAAGCAAGGGAGATAATTGAACATTGCAATAATCCTAAACAAGACTAACAACCTCAAAGCCAATTCAATCGGATTGGCTTTTTATTTACCTTTGATGTGAATAACCTAAAATAATGTGCTATGGATGTTACTTTTAACCATGTCGAATCGAACACAAAAATTTACTTTACAACCGATTACGGCCGCTTTAAATTCCTAAAAGGCAACCGCGATTTAGACGAGCGCAAAGTAAACAAAATCAAAGACATCATTCAGCAGGGAGTTGACGTACTAAAATACGCGCCAATTATCGTAAACGAGGCGATGCAAATCATTGACGGACAACACCGCTATGTAGTTTCCAAAGAGCTCAGAACCAATGTTTACTATGTCATCCACAAAGAGGCAGATTTGACAATTGTTCCGGCAATAAATAGCAATCACACCAAATGGAAAAACACGGATTTCTTGAATAGCTACATTGACCTCAAAAAACATGATTACATTGAGCTTCGCGAGTTCTTAGACCAACACCCAGGACTAAGCCTTTCAACTGCGGTCAAATTGTTTCATGACGGCACGCCAAACGGCAAAGAGGGGATTGACGCTTTCAGAGATGGACAATTCAGATTGAACCATTACGACCATATTGTTGAGCTCACCGTAATGCTAAACGACTTTATTGGCCACATGGACAACCCGTATAGCTCACGTATGTACCTCGTTATGCTTGCACTTCAAAATAATGGCAAATACGATCATGGCAAAATGATAGCCAAACTCAAAGAGTCAGGCCGCAGAATCGAGGCAATCAAAACAACAAAGACTATCATTTCAGAAATGGAGTCAATTATCAATCACAAAATGCGCGACCGCGTTTATATTCAGTAACACATGAAAAAAGCCATCACAATAGCAAAATTCATCATTTTAGCGCCTATTTATCTTTACCTATTTATTGCGGATAGGTTGTTTATTTCATTCTATCCAATTGGCAACCAATGGCACCAGAATGTAGCGCTTAGGCACCCAAATTGGTGGGTTGTTCTTCTGACTACTTACCGCATTGTTTGGGCACTCATCTTATTTTCAATCTTCAAATTCATTCAATATGTTTTCTTTTCTTAGACGCTTATTCGGTAAAAAACAAAAAGACCTACAAGCTAAACAATACGAGCAAATCGGGCGTTTAATTGTTCACGGAGCAATGACCGATAGACGTTTTAACCGTGCCATTTCAGCGCTGCCACTTTATCCGAAACTACTTGAAATAATCGGACAACACCCCGAACAAAGAAAGGCAAGGATGATTGTTAGATTTTTTCAATTGTACAGAAAACGCTAAATTTGGTACGTTGATTGATGCAATTAGGTCGGCTCATTGTCGGCCTTTTTTATACATTGTAACATGGAAAAGAAAGAGAAAAAACCAAGAGCACCAAGGAAAAAGCCTAGTCCATTAACAAAGGCAGGACAACCAAGAAAGAAAACAGGTGTGCCAACGGTGAAAAATACGCCTTATAAATTTGAGTTGCTTTGCCAAATTATTGAGATTGAGGGGATTAGCGCAATTAAAGGCATTAAAAGGCTTGGTTTGAGCACTGATATGTTCTATAAATGGCTAAATGAGGACGAAAATAACGCGAAAAAATACGCGCGTGCGGCTGAAATACGTAGTGAAATGATATTCGAGGAAATGCTCGATATTGCTGATAAACAGGACAAAGATGTGTACATTGATGCCGATGGTAAAGAGCGAACAGACCACAATGTCATTCACCGCAACAAGCTACAAATTGACACGCGTAAATGGTACTTATCCAAGATAATGCCTAAGAAGTACGGCGATAAGGTCGACATTACAACCAACAATCAAAGCCTAAACGCCCCGAAAGGAATTGAGCTAAACGATGACCAAATAACGAAGCTCATTGACAAGCTATGATGAAATAAAGCCATTATTGCAATCGGCCGCACGGAGTAATTTCGTTGCGTTCTGTTTCTTCTATGACTATGACTTTTTCAAATCACGCCCATATCTCAAAGAAATCGCACAGGCGTTTCAAGATATTGATGACCGAGTAATCAGAACGCTGGCAGTATCGTTACCACCCCGCGCAGGTAAATCCTACATAACTTCATTGTTTTGTGCCTGGACACTTGGAAAGCACCCAACTGAAAGCGTAATGAGAAACACCTGTACTGCAACGCTTGCTCAAAAACTTTCATACGATGCAAGGGATATTGTACGATCAGAAAAATTCATGCAAGTATTTCCAGAAGTAAGGCTATCAGATGACCGAGGTAGTGTTGACGCTTGGTCAACTAATTACTCAAAGCAGGTCGGTTATTTTGGCCGAGGCGTTGGCGGTACAATCATTGGTTTTGGTGCAAGTAAGCTAGCTATTACCGATGACCTTTTTAAATCCATGGAAGATGCGATGAGCGAAACCATACGCGAAAAAACGCATTCATGGAAAGAGGCAACACACGACTCACGTAAAGAAAGCGGATGCGCTGAGATTGACATTGGTACGCGTTGGACGCGTGACGACGTAATCGGTAAAAATACTGAGCAAGGATATTACGACCGACAAATCATTGTGCCGGCACTCATTGAACAGGATGGTGAATTGCTTTCGTTTTGTGAGGACGTAATGACAACCGAGGAATATTTGCGTAAAAAGCAAAAGACACGCGAAGAGATTTGGATGGCTGAGTATATGCAGCAACCTGTTGACATCAAAGGGCGTTTGTTTGAACACTTACGTACATTCAAAGACATTCAGGCAGTCAAGAAACACACCGCAGGCGCATTTGCTTACATTGACGTAGCTGACGAGGGAAGCGACTTCCTTTGCCTTGTCATTGGCCATATAGTCGGAAAAGATGTGTACATCACAGATGTAGTTTTCTCAAAGGCAAATACTGACGTTACTATTCCACTTTGTGCCAAGGTATTGGATGACAACAATGTGAGCTATTGCCGAGTCGAAACCAATGGAATGGGGGCGATATTTATCAAATCGCTACGTAAGGCCACAAAAACGAGGCTGTTGCCTGTTGTAAATAATCAGAACAAAGAGACCCGAATTATAATGAATAGTAGCTACGTGCTGCGCAAATTCAGATTCCTAGCCGACCAAATCGGCGAATATGGGCAGTTTATTCACAACCTTAAAGGCTATCAAAAAGAGGGCAAGAATAAGAATGACGATGCGCCTGACGCGGTTACAGGTCTAGCGTTGTTTGTTCAGGCGATGCTGCCTAAACTAGATGCCGAGTAAATCGCGTTTCTCTTGATCGCTAAGCGGTGTGATGTTGCTTATCTTCTCAACTGCGCTCGCACGCTTAAACATAGCCTCAGCACTTCGCGTTTGGTCTTCTTTAAGTACAGAGATGTGTGAGAAGTCTGGCACCAAGTACATACCTTCCTCATGGAGCTTCATTTGCTTAGTGAACTCATCGTATAGGATTTCCGTTGTAGGAATAATAGTTGAGTTGTACGCCTGACGCTCTCCCATTTCTACATTTGAGAAAGTTGAGCCTTTGCCGCCTTCGCCTTGACCGAACATATGTTGATTCAATCCGTAGGCATCAATGATAGCCAACTTGTCAGCAGTCATTTCCTCAAATAGCATCAAATCTTTAACCGGGAATGTCATAGGCTCGAATTTGATAGGCTTGTCGGTTATAATAACCTCGCCTTCATTTCTTGCCTTCATGTCCTTGCGGATTTTCTTGATATCCTCATCTTCTAAAGGGAGTGATGAAATGCCGTCTTTATTGTCGCTTGACAGAATACCAAGTGAGAACATGTTGCGAAGTAGCACATTTCTTTTTTCGTATTGCTTTTGTAGGTTGCTCAATGGCATCTTCAAAGCATCAATCTTAGATCGTGAGTTGAACATATCAATACCATCCACCTCGGTTATGTAAATAATCTCCTCAGGCAAAAATGTGGTGTAGGTATCGATGCGGCTGATTGGGATTTGAAATTCCTTAATAAACGACTTCAAATCAACTGTGATGAGGTTCTGACCTGTTGGCACAATCTTCACATTATTGAAAGCCAAAGGCATCAACTGCAATTTACCAAACGAGCCGTTTGGAGCGTACACAATGACGTTATTTGTAATGCACTGATTGATAGCAACGAACTTCATCATTTTGCCCCAAGACTGCATTGCGTTAGGTCGGTCGATTAGTTTGAAAATCGGGTTGCCGTTATTTTTCACGGGGTTGCCATCTTTGTCAACGATCATTGGATTTGCACTAGCCACCATGTCAGCAAATCGGTTAATTACTGCGTTTAGTTCTGGAATAGAATAGTATAAATTCCACTTATCAGATGTGTTCACCCATTCAGGCACAACCGTTCCGATTTGTTGTGTGGTATAGTAATTAGGGTTGTTGATGCCGAAAAGCGCGAATACTTTGCTGAAAAAGTCCATCGTTTAAATTTAATGTGTAGGCCAAAATTATTATAAATTTGCTCAAATAACTTTGATATGAGTAATTTAACGCCGAAAGAAATCGAAGCAATCAAGCAAGTTAAGGAGGTTGTTAAGGTCTCAAATGAAACTGTAAAGAAATGACTAGAGAGGAATCAATTAAAGATGTACTAGCTAACAAAGAGCTTTTATACGCGAAAAAGACATCGACTTTAAAGCATGGAGATGTAGTGTTCGGTTCTTATGGCGAAGTCAATCACAAGACCGAAGTAATCAAACAAGATGGTAACGGGCAAGCTATGGAGCTCGGCACCATGAAACTCGGCCTTTGTATCAATACGACCAACGTAATTGACTCACACATGGACTGCCATATACCTGGTCTTTGGAAAAAGTCTTTGCAGGAGATGAAAACGCTCTACTTATTGCAGGAGCATGAAATGGAGTTCGAGTACGTAATCGCTGACAACGTAAATAACGACTTCACGGCATCAACTAAAAAAATGCCCTGGAGTAAGCTCGGTGCAAGTTACGAGGGCTCAACTGAGGCTCTTGTCTTTGATGTAACGATTGACAACAAGCGCAATCCGTTCATGTTTGAGCAGTATAAAAACGGCTACGTTCTTAACCATTCAGTTGGGATGCGCTACGTTAAACTTTTCCTTTGTGTAGATACCAACGAGCCAAGTTACGCAAGTGAGAAAGCGAATTGGGATAAATACTATCCTCAGGTAGTCAACAAAGAAGTAGCCGACAACTACGGTTATTTTTGGGCAGTTACCGAAGCAAAAGTAGTGGAAGGTTCTGCCGTTGTAAAAGGTAGCAATGCAATTACACCTGTAATCTCTATTGTAGAGAACGCAAATAAAGAATACTGCGACACGTGCGAAGCAGAAACCGACACCATGACAGTCGACAATGGTAACGGACTTTGCAAAGGCTGTGGAACACGTCGCAAGGAAGCCGCCAAAAGCACTTCCAACAACGAGCCGTCTAAAGACACTCAAGAAGGCAAAGAAGCTCCTGCCTTGGATTGGAGCAAAGTAATTTCTAACTTCTAAATTCTAATAAAATGACAGTAGAAGAAGTAGTTAAAGCCCTTGAGGAAAAACTAGCAACTAAGGGTTTTGCAAACCAAACAGATGTTGAGGCTATCAAAGCATCCATCGAAGAATTAAAAAGCGCTAACGACGTCACAGCGATTAAAGAGGCGATCACAAATGTTGAGACTCAAATCGAGGCTTTGAAACAAGCTAACAACGAGCCACAAAAAGAAGTTAAATCTTTCCGTGAGGCTTTAATGAGCGCATTCGAGGCTAAAGCTGAGGACATCAACAACGCAATCAACACCAAAGGTGCTAACGTGGACATCCAAGTAAAGGCAGCAGTTAACGTAACTGAGGCAAACACTATTCTTGGAGGCGACTCAGCTTCACATTGGTTGTTGACATCTTTCACGGGTGTAATTAGCGCAGTACGTTCACGCGTATCTCGTTACTTAGGTCTTGTTTCAGTTGGTACAATCAACAACCGCGTAGCAATGTGGGTTGAAGAGTACAACGAGCAAGGTACGCCAATTTTCATTGGTGAGGGCACTGGTAAAACAAACGTGTCTGTTCAGTACAAAGAGAAAGAAGCTAAGGTTCAGAAAATCGCAGTTTACTGCAAAGTTTCTACTGAGATGCTTCGCGACCTTCCGCAGTTAGTTTCTTACTTGCAAGCAAACTTGTTACGTCGTATCGAGGTTGCAACTGTGACTGAGTTATTTGCCGGTAACGGTACAATGTTAAACGGCTTACTTGGTTACGCAACTGCGTTTACCGGTGGTGGTGTTACAACCGCTATTCCTTCAGACTTTGACGTGTTCCGCGCATTAGCTCTGCAAGTACAAAAAGGTTTCGGTACTGCTTCGGCTGTATTCGTTAACCCTGATATCCTTGCAGCTATGGACATGGAGAAATCAGTTGACGGTATTTACTTAATCCCACCTTTCAAATCTGCTGACGGTACAGAAGTTGCAGGAATGCAATTGATTCCAGAACTTGCCTTGATTGGCTCAGGTGTTGACTTTGTTGGTGGTGACTTGTCAGTTGTAAACGTTCGTTTCCGTGAAGGTCTTTCAATCAACATTGGAGAAGACGGTAACGACTTTACAAACAACATGCGTACCATCCTTGCTGAGCAAGCATTAGTACAGTTCGTTTCTGCAAACGATACTCAAGTATTGGTTAAAGGCACAATGGCCGCTGCTAAAACTTTGATTACTGCACCATAAGAGTAATATCTGCTACACTTGCCCCGACATTAACCCAAGCGGTTTGTCGGGGTTTGTAGCATAGAAACCTTTAATACTTTACACAATGAAGATTAAATTAACCGCAAAATTTCACCCAAGCCGCAAAGGCAATGTTGTCGAGATTGACGATCTAATGGCTGAGGCACTTATCAAAGAGGGCAAAGCTGAGGCATTAGAAGCAAAGGCAAAAGGCAAAGGCAAAAAAGAAGCTGAACCCGAAGTTGAAGAGCCACAAGCTCCAGCTCCTGAGGCTAACGAAGCTCCTGAGGCCGATGTAACAAATGAAGGTGAAGAAATCGTAATCGAGTAATTACCATGGCAGTCAGTCAACTTATAACCCCTGAAAACTTTATCAATCGTTATGCTATTACCGTTGCTTTTAACAATGGTGAGGCTGTAATTGAGGAGTATATCAAGCTCTATGAGAAGCCAACCGTTTACAAAATGCTTGGTTATGAGTTGACTAATTTGCTTTACGATGACCCAACGGTACCAGAACTCGAAAAGCTACTCACTGAGTTTGCTTTTGAGGGCAAATGCGGAGAAGGCAAATATTGCTCAGGTCTTTACGACATCTTGACCGCCATGATTTACGCTAAGTACCAACGCGAGCAAATCACACTAAATACTAGCATTGGCCAAATGAGGCCTAAAGTTGAGGCTGGAGAGCTTGCAAATGACAATTACACAAACGTATTCAAGTTGTACAACGATGCTGTGAAAAACAGCCTATTGCTACAAGAATACATTGAGCTCAACAAAGAGCTTGTTTATCCTACATACAAAGGAACTGAGTTCAAAACCTCTTGGTTAATATGAAGCTAGTTAGCGAGCAAATACAGGAATTTGTAATAAACAACCTAGACAACTCACTGAAAGCTGTTGAGGTTGGTGTTTTTGATGATGTTAATTTCACGCAGTCGGTTACTTTTTGCGATGCCAAATGGCTACGCCTTTACCTTGATCGTTTACTCATTAACGGAGTGCCTACCAAAGTAGTTCAAATTGTTTCTGAGGTTGAGTTTATAGTTGAAACTGATGTAGAGCTCACAGTCTTAGAAATCTATTCGCTACCTAAACCATTGCTTTTGAATGGCACGCTTTCCAACACAAAGTGGGAGTGGAATAAATATGTGGACCCAACTACCAAGCAAAACAAGGAGCGCGATAAACTGCCGTTTATTTGGTTAGTTTCCCCAACTGAGGAGAAAACCGATAACTACAACGCAGGAGGCTCAAAGACCGTAATTGCAAAACTTTGGTTTGTACATTGGTCTGATTGGAAGAAACTAAACGTAGACCGCCAAGACGAGGCCATAAAGCCGCTATATGCACTACTTAATGAGTTCATGGCTACAATGAACAGGCTAAGCAATATTTTTGACGGCGATAGCCTTAATTACGCTACTCGCGACTTTCCCAAATTTGGTACAGAAAACGAAAACGGCATCGACAAAGCTTTGTTTGATAGCACGCTTTCAGCGATTGAACTTGACGTGAATTTCAAAATGATAAAGCGATATTGTGAAAATTGCTAATTTTGGTACGAACAATTTTTATTTAATCAATTAAAAAACAAGATTATGGCTATTGCTGGATGTAACTGCAAGGGGCGAATTGGAAACACTGGCTATCCGGGGGTTAAACCTTTTGGAGTTACGTCAGGAGTTTACATGATGCCTATTCTTGCAAACGATGGTACTCGTAACGGTATCGACTTAACAAGTGCAACACTTGCACAGGATATTCTTGACGCGATCAACAACCCTGACCCGTCAAAAAGAATGTATCCATTTAACAACCTTCGTAACGTAACACACGAGGAGGCTGACCCGAACTTTGAGACTGCTGACAATGGCGAGCGTTTCAAAACTCGCAACGGTATCAAAACAGTTACTTTCGAGGCTTGGGGTGTGAATGAACAATACTTCGGTAAGGTTTCTGACAACTGCGTGAACTTCGGTATTTTCTTAGTTGACGTTTGTGGTAACCTCAAAGGTCAATTAGAAGGCGATAAACTCGTTCCTAGACCTGTAAACCAATATAGCTTCTATGCTAAGTACATTGACGCAACTTCTGACGCAGGTGCAAAAGTTATGTTCTCAATGGACTACTCGCTCATCACAACTGATGGTGACCAATGGATGATTCCATCTAGCTTAATCGCTCCTTTCTCTGCTCTTGAGCTTAATGGACTTATTGACGTTACTTTTGACATCACTGTCAACTCAGCGACTGAAATCGAGTTCCAAGCTAACTACGAGTACGGAAACGCAGTTAACCGCTTACCTTGGAGAGGTGCTGAATTAGCTGACTTCGCGTTGTTCAACCAAACAACCAATTTGGCTGTAACACCTTCGGCTTTGACTGAGTCGACTGTAACACCAGGTCTTTATACACTTACTCTCCCTGCTCAAACTGCGGGTGACGTTGTTGCATTGTCTGCTTTCAGAGCCGCAACAGGTAACCTATTGAACGGGTTTGAAGGTGAGGCAACAACATTTGTAGCTATATAATCATGCAAGTGATTAAAATCGGTAACCACCAATTCAATGCCTTCGCATTTGAGGGGATGACACAAAAGCAAGCGATTGCACACTTTGCGAACTTCCCTGCTGAGGTGGTGAAACAGGCTTGGAAACAAGCGCAACCGATTATCAAAAAGGCATAGTTTGTTTGTTTTGTATATGAAAGAAAGGCGCAGCGATGCGCCTTTTTTGTTACTTTGTATTTATGGCAATTGGGAAAAGTAAGCTGCATGAAATGTTACGCAAGGGCAAATTGCTCAACGAGGCAGTCGCTTGGTACAATGCT